CCGTTTCTTTTACACCTAACGAGGTATCGCCTCTGATTGAGAGTTGACGAAGATGGCCGCTCCGCGTACTGGAAACAAGAACTCCACACGTCGCGCGGAGCGCAACTCTCCCGGTCCTTGGTCCAAGTGGACTGAAACAGACCGTGCCGAACGTGCCATCCGCTTCATCGAAACCTACATCAAGACCAACAAGGGCTTCACGGCTGGCCAGAACATTCGTCTGGCTGAGTACCAGAAGGAATGGCTCCGTGAGGTCTACAAGCCGGGTATCCGCTCGGCAGTAATGTCCCTGCCAAGGGGCAACGGCAAGTCCACCTTCCTCGCAGCAGTCGCAGTGCACGCACTGTTCGACCCTGACGCTGGTGGAGCACCGCAAATCCCCATCATCGCAACGACCGTGGGTCAGGCTACACGCTCGGTTTACGGAGTCATGGTTGCGATGGTCGAGTCTGCGCCTGAACTCAAGAGGCGCAGCATTATCTACTCCGGCATCGGAACGACCAAGATTTACGTTCCGTATAACGGTGGAACCGCCTTCCCAATCGCCAACACCATCGACGGTCTTCAAGGACTCGACCCATCGCTGGCAGTCCTTGATGAGGTTGGCTTCAACGATGTTGAGGTATACAACGCCGTCCAGTTGGCATCCGGAAAGCGTCCTAAGTCGCTGGTTATCGGCATCGGTACACCCGGTTTCGACAGGACTTCGGCACTCTGGCACATCAGGGCTCTGGTCCGCTCTGGTGCAGAGACACCCGGCCTCCTGTACACGGAGTACAGCGCACCTGCTGGCTGCGACCTGCTGGATGAGCAGGCGTGGCTCGATGCCAACCCAGCCATCGCAGAGGGCTTCCTAGACATCGACTCGCTGCGCACAGCAGTGGCTTTGTCCACAGAAGCCGAGTTCCGCATCTTCCGCCTCGGTCAGTGGATTGATGGCGTGATGTCTTGGCTGGGTGCTGATGGCCGTCTCGTGTGGGAGTCCCTTGAGGACAAGTACGACCTCGTACAGGGTGCTCCGACATACGTCGGCATCGACGTTGGCATCAAGCGCGACTCCACAGCAGTCGTTGCAGTCCAGTTCCGTGAGGACGGACGGCTTCACGCCAAGAACAAGTTGTGGGTTCCGACCAAGGATGAGCCCGTTGATGTCACGGATGTCATGCACTACATCCGTCAACTCAGCGACAACTACGACCTCAAGGCCGTCAGTTTCGACCCGAGGTTCTTCGACGTTCCGGCCAAGATGCTCTTTGACGAGGGCATCCCGATGGTCGAAGTCCCACAGAGCGTCGAACGGATGACCTCCATCGTGGGAAATGCGTACCAGTTGGTGCGTAGCGGCGGTATCAGCCACGACGGTGACGTTCCGTTCGGTGAGCAAGTCCTGAACGCTGTGCCTCGTTACAACGAGCGCGGCATGACGCTACAGAAGTCCAAGTCCAAGGGCCGCATCGACGCGGCTGTTGCCATGTGCCTTGCCATCGACAGGGCTACGTGGCGAGAAGCACCGAGGCCACCAGTCGTGGTCCTCTGAGAGGCCACGTATGAGCAAGAAGTCCAAGCGCCAGACGGCTGTTGTCGAGTCTGTCGAGACACGTTCTGGCGGAACCTTCACGTTGAACGATGTTGCGCTTGCCGAATACCTCGGCATCTCGACCACCGGCAGCAGTATCGTCACCGACAGCACGGCAATGGGCGTCACTGCCTACTGGCGTGCAGTCAACATCATCGCTGGAACAATCGCCAGCCTTCCGTTGAAGACCTACCGCGAGAAGCCTGACGGCTCCCGTGAGCAGGTTGCGTCCTTCCTCGACACGCCAGCAGGGCCGTATCCGCTCCCTCCGTTCAACTGGAAGGAGATGGTGATGGTCCACCTTCTCACCCGTGGTGAGACGTTCCTGCTCCACATCAGGAATGGTGCTGGTGCCATCGTCGGTCTGTGGCCTGTCCACCCTTCCGCTGTTGAAGTGAAGTGGGCTGGAACGGGCAAGGAGTTCACCGTCACGAATGCTGACGGAACTCGCTCGGTTTACGACCAGACCGAGATGACGCAAATCATGGGCCTGACCATCGACGGTCTGCGTGGCATCAGCCCGCTCAACCAGCATCGCAGGACCATTCAACTCGGCATCAACGGCGAGATTGCAGCCGCTAGGTCGTTCACGAACGGTGCTCTCATCAGTGGTCTTGTCACTCCGACCACCGACATGACGCCTGACGAGGCTGCCGCTGTCAAGGCTGGTTTGCAGGCGAAGATTACGGGCGTCGAGAACGCTGGCGACATTGCCGTTGTAAACCGCTCCTTGCAGTTCACCAAGTGGGCAATGACGAATGAGGAAGCCCAGTTCCTCGCCTCTCGTCAGTTCCAAGTTGAAGAAATCGCCCGCATGTTCGGTGTTCCGCCTCACCTGCTCGCTCAGACCGAGAAGCAGACGAGTTGGGGAACCGGAGTCAGCGAACAGAACCTCGGACTGTCCCGCTTCACGTTGATGCCGTGGACTTCGAGGCTGGAAGAAGGGCTCTCGCTCCTTCTGCCGTCTCCGAGGTTTGTCGAGTTCGAGTTCAAGGGCCTGTTGCAGGGCACTCCGCAGCAGGAAGTCGAACTTCTCATTCAGCAGGTTTCGGCTGGCCTTCTCACCAAGGACGAAGCCCGCGCCATCCTGAACAGACCACCGCTCCCTGAGCAGTCTGTCCAGCAGCAGCCGTCTACCAACGACGCGCAGGGAAACGCCAATGACAATCAGAGTTGATGCGGAACTCCGTTCCGTCTCCCTTGACGGGAACACGCTCCATGGCGTTGCGCACGTCTACGGCGGAAGGGCTCTCGTCAACGGTCGCTACGAGCAGATGCAGCCCGGTGCTTTCACCAAGGCGCTCAAGTCGTCTGACCCAGTGGCCATGTTCAACCACGACCCCAACTTCCTTCTCGGTCGAGTCAGTGCAGGAACACTGCGCATCGAGGACTCCGACAAGGAACTGAGGTTCGCCATCGACCTTCCTGACACTCAGGGTGGTCGAGACGTTAGGACGCTCGTTGAGCGTGGCGACCTCAAGGGTGCTTCTTTCGGTTTCATGCCGGGGAAGATGCAGTTCTCCCGTGCCGCTGACGGCAGGGAAGTAAGGATGCACACCGAGGTATCCCAGTTCCTCGATGTAAGTCCGGTGGCTTTGCCCGCTTTCACGGGCACCAGTTTGGAGTTGCGTTCCATGCAGGGCGAGTCCCTGCGTTCGCAACTTGTCCGTGCCCGTGCACGGGTTGCACGCCGCATCAGCGGCCAGAGGTAATCCAATGAGGACTATCGCAGACATTCAGACCGAGATGCAGGCCGTCGTTGACGCTGCTGAGGCTGAGAACCGCGCCCTCAACGACGATGAGGTCACTCGCTACGAGGGCCTTGAGTCTGAGTTGAAGGCTGTTCAGAAGACTGAGGAAGTCAGGAGCCGCAACGCTGCTTACAGCCGCATCGCTGTTCCTGCCGTTATCTCGGCTTCCCCGAAGGGTGACGCAGCCCTTGAGTTCGCCTTCGAGTCGTACCTGCGTACGGGTCAGGTGAACATGGACATGGCAGAACTCCGTTCGCAGTCTACGTCCAACACTGAGGGTGGATACATGGTGCCCGAGGGCTTCCGCAACAAGATTGTGGACACCCGCAAGGCATTCGGTGGCATCCGTGGTCTGGCTGAGGTCATCACCACGTCTTCCGGAAACCCGCTGCCTTGGCCGACTCTCGATGACACCGCCAACAAGGGCGAGATTGTCGCTGAGGGACAGACCATTGCCAACGGTTCTGACCTTGTATTCGGTACTCACTCGCTGGGTGCCTACAAGTTCATGGCCGGTGGTGCTGGCAACACGCCTCTGCGTGTGAGCGTTGAACTCTTGCAGGACTCCGCTTTCGACGTTAGTGGCCTCGTCGCCTCCAAGTTGGGCGAGCGCCTCGCTCGTTCGAGCGCCTACTACTACGCCATTGGCGTTGACACGACTGAGCCCGGTGGACTGTTCCACAGCCCCGCTGACGTTCAGTTGGCCTCCGCTTCTGCGTACCCGACCTACGCTGACCTGCTTGACACGGTTCACGGCGTTGACCCTGCATACCGCACCGTCGCTGCTTGGGTTATGAACGACCAGACACTCAAGTTGGTCCGTGGCCTGACTGACACCACGGGTCGTCCGCTCTGGACTCCGGCTGACGCTGCGTCTATCGCAACGCTGCCCGGTGGCCTGCTGCTCGGCTACCCGGTTGTCATCGACCAGAACGCTCCTGCCTTCTCGTCCACCGCTACGGACGACATCGGTGGTTCCCCCACCGCAGGTGAGGCATTCATTGCATTCGGCAACATCCGTGAGGCTTTCGTCATCCGTGATGTCAAGGATGTGACCCTCATCGTTGACCCGTACGGACGTGCTGCATACGGCGAGGTCCAGTTCATTGCATGGGCTCGGGGTGACTCGACCATTCAGAACAGGTCCGCTTACTCGCTGTTGCAGGGCTACCACGCCTAACCAACACGCTCCCTCAGGGTAGGGAGTGTCTGACCGGGCATGGAGGGAGTCTCTAAACAAGGCTCCCTCTCCCCCGCTGAAATCCTCTGTACCGGCCTAGAACGGCCCGAGAATATTCGCAAATCCCCATCCGGGTCTAACGACACGTCCTTGGAAGCAGCGAATGTTGTGGGGCTTCCTAGACGGGCAGATGGGGGTTCTCATGACCGACTACGCAAGCGCCTACGACTACAAGTCGTTCGTTCGCATTCCAGACGAGGACACGACGGACGACGCTGAAATCACGCTCGCTCTCGCTGCTGCCAAGGCAGCAATCGACATGGCCACCAACAGGTCGTTCGACACGACTGCTGACACGGCCAGCGAGCGTACGTACCCCGTTTACTACAACAAGTCGATTAGCCGCTATCAGGCCGACATTGACGACGTTGCGACAACCACAAGTTTCGCTGTTGAAGTCAATGACTCGGCGCTGACGACTGACGACTACACCCTCGGCCCTCGCAACGCGACAGCCAAGGGAATGCCGTACACCGTACTGACATTCTCTCCGGGCGTTGTGAGCGCAAGCACCATCATCGCTGTCACAGCCAAGTGGGGCTGGGCTGCGGTTCCTGACGCAATCAAGAACGCAACGCTCTTGCAGGCCAACCGCCTCATGAAGCGTCGTGACGCACCATTCGGTGTCGCTGGCTCTCCCGAACTCGGGTCTGAACTGCGGCTTCTGGCCAAGGTAGACCCTGACGTGGACGTTCTTATTCGCAAGTACGTCCGCTGGTGGGCAGCAGCGTGAGCGGCATCGACCTGAGCGCAACCATGGATGCCATCGCCAATGAACTCATTGACGCTGGTGTTGTGACTCGTGCTTACCCGTATCCGGTGGAGTCCGTACAGCCACCCTGCGTGGTTGTGGCCTACCCCGAGGCAATCACATTCGACCTCACCTTTGGGCGTGGTGCGGATGTGGCCACGTACCCCGTCTACTTCATTACCGGGCTGACCACCGACAAGACAGCGCGGGATGCTCTCTCCGACATCCTCGCTGGTGTAGGCAGCATCAAGGCGACCCTCGATGGCGACCTCGGAGGCGTCGTCCAGTCTGCTCGTGTAACGGATGCCTCCGTTGAGAGCGTGACCGTGGCTGGTGTCACGTACATCGCAGCCAAGTTCAACTTGGAGGTTATCCAATGAGTTTCGTTCACGGTTCCAACACCGAGGTCTGGATTGAGGGAGTCAACGCTTCGGCTTACTTCAACAGCGCAGACTTCGCGGTCGATGTCGATACGGCAGAGACGACGACGTTCAAGAAGTCTTGGAAGACACACATCAGCGGTGCCTACCAGTCCACGATTGAACTCGGCGGTCTGTACGACCCGACCTACCAGACCATTCAGGACGCGCTTCCTGACAGTCTTCCAATCATCGTCACGGTCATGCCCGGTGGCGGTGAGTCGATTGGCGACAACGCACGCCTTGCGCGTGTCATTGCCACGAGCGTCAAGGAGTCCTCTCCTGTCGGTGATGTCGTTGCGTTCAGCGCATCGCTCATTGCTGACACGACAGTCGGACTCGGCAAGGTGCTCCACCCCGACAGCGTTGAGACTTCCGATGGCAGCAGCACGTCTGTTGACAACGGTGCGTCCACCACGGCAGGCGCAGTTGCTCACCTGCACATCCTCGACATCAGCGGCGGTGACACCATCACCGTGACTATCGAGGACTCCGCTAATAACTCGGCCTTCTCGACCATTGGCACGTTCACTCTGGACGATGCTGTTGGTGCAGAGAGGCTGGTAATCAACGGCACGGTCCGCAGGTACGTGCGCGTGACGTGGGATATCAGCGATGACGCTGGTCCCGTGCAGTTTGCCGTAGCGTTCGCTCGGCTGAGGTAATAACCCATGGCGTTCAAGCATGGACGTGCCGCCGAGATTACGGTTGACGGCACTGCTCTTTCTTCGTTCTGCGACACGGCAGACCTGTCGATTGACATTGACACGAGCGACACGACTACGTTCGGCGCTTCGTGGAAGACGGCAATCGAGGGTCTTGCTGGTGCAACCATCGAACTCGGTGGCAACTACGACCCCACCGCTTCTACGGGTCCAGTCGCAGTCCTGACGGGCCTCATTGGCAACGGTGCCGTCACCGTCGTCTACAAGCCCGCTGGTTCGGCTGACTCGGGTCTGTCCCGCACGTTCTCCGCAATCCTGACTTCCTACAAGGAGTCGAGCCCAGTGGCCGATAAGGTCACGTTCAGTGCCTCTCTGCTGGTCACTGGCGCAATCACCTTCGGATGAGCCTTCCGAGGGTCGCTCTCCCGACTAAGACACTCGATGTCCTTGGTCAGGAGTTCACGGTGCGTGGCCTCTCTCGCGCAGAGGCCATGCGCCTTTCTACTGAGTTCGAGGGAAACCCGGATGGAGCAGAGACATTCGTGGTTTCGTGCGGTTCCGGCGTAACAGCCGAGGAAGCCGCTGAGTGGCGCAACACGACTGACATCACCACGGTGGGTCAGGTCGTTGACGCCATCATCGAGTTGAGCGGACTCATGCCGTCCAAGGATGGGAAGTCCCCCCAACTGTAATCGAACGCCAACTGATGGAAGGCCAGTTGGACCCGTTCGACTTCGTTCTGGCCGAAGCACTCGGCCTTAGCCTTTCAGAAGTCCGTGCACTGCCCAATGCAGAACACGTCGAGTGGCGTGCTTTCTACAAGTACCGCGAGGCCATGCGCGAGTTCAAGTCCAAGGGGTGATTTCAATGCCGAAGAACGATGGCGTAAAGGTTGAAATCACTGGTGGACGCGAACTGCGCAAGGCGCTCAAGCAGATTGACACCGAACTCGGCAAGGAGTTGAGAACCGGTTTCAAGGGCATCGCACAGGCCATCGTGGATAAGGTCACACCGCATGTGCCGCGTCTCACTGGGAACGCCGCAGGCTCTTACAAGGCCCGTGGAGGTCAGCGAGGCGCGGCTATTGCCTTTGGTGGGCCTAAGGCCGAATACGCACCGTGGCTTGAGTTCGGTGGCAAGGTCGGCAAGAAGAACAGCGTAGAGCGCCCATTCATCAAGGAAGGTCGCTGGCTCTACCCAACCATCAAGTCTGAGAGAGAACAACTCATTGAAGCCACTGACGACCTTATTGACAAGGTTGTAGAGCACGCAGGATTGGATATCAAGTAATGGCAGGTTCCGGACGCCAAATCATCGTAGAGATTGTTGGAGATGCTGGGAAGTTCACTGGAACCCTCAGCGAGGCTCAGGGTGCCATTGGCAAGTTCACCAATGTCACCAAGGGCATCGGCCTTGGCATTGGCTCGGCAGCCTTCGACTTGGCTGCCAACGCTGTCAGCGGCTTCGTGTCCCAGTTGGGCGATGCTGCTCAGGCTTACCGTGACGACCAAGTTTCTCAGCAGAAGTTGGCCACGGCCCTCAAGAACAACGTCCCCGCATGGAACGGCTCCACTGATGCCGTTGAGGCATACGCCTCCGCTCAGCAGCGTCTCGGATTTCAGGATGACGACATCAGGGCTTCCATTTCTCAGTTGATTGGTATTACGCATGACCAGACCGAGGCCATGCAGTTGAACAGCCTTGCTCAGGACTTGGCTCGTGCCAAGGGCCTCGACCTCGCTCAAGCCACTGACCTCGTTACCAAGGCGCACGAAGGAAACGGCAAGGCCCTCAAGGCTCTCGGTATCGACATCGGTGACGCCAAGACCGCTGCCGAACTCCTTGACGCTGTTCAGCAGAACGTCTCCGGTTCCGCCGAGGCTTGGGCTGAGACTGCCGAGGGCAGGACTGCCGTACAGCAGGCCAAGCAGGCTGAGGCATGGGAGAAGATTGGAGCGGTCGTCAGCCGCATCACCGATGCCGTCCTCCCTCTGGCCACAGCAGCCCTTGAGGTCATCGCTGATGTCATCAGCAATGTCGCTGATGCTGCACAGCCGGTCATCGACACGCTGGTTCAGGAGTTCACGCCTGCCTTCAAGTCCCTGACCGACTTCATTACCAAGACGGCCATGCCGGTCATCAAGGAAATCGCTCAGCGTGTCATCCCGCTTATCAGCAGCGCGGTGAAGACCGTTTGGGACATCGTGAAGCCAATCCTCGGACTTCTCGGTGACCTCTGGCGCACTGAGTTCAACATCATCATGAACATCATCAAGACGGCCATTGATGTCATTCAGAACATCGCTACGACCGTTTCGGGTGTCGCCAAGACCGTTGGCACTGCCATCGGCAACATCGTCGGCTTCTTCACCGGCATTGGCGACAAGATTGACCGTGCCACGAAGGGTATGTGGGACGGCATCTGGCAGGCATTCAGGTCTGTCATCAACACTCTCATCCGTGGCTGGAACTCGTTGAAGTTCACCATGCCGCAGATTGACCTCGGTCCTCTCGGCAAGGTCGGTGGCTTCACCATCGGTACCCCGAACATCCCTTACCTGCACCGTGGAGGCATCGTGCCCGGACTTCCGGGTTCTGACGTTCCTGCCATCTTGCAGGCCGGTGAGCAGGTCATCCCTCGCAACAAGGCTGGTGGTGGTGATGTGCACATTCACATCGGCACGTTCGTCGGCTCTGGCGCTGACATCGACCGTCTTGCCGACCTCATCGCGCAGCGTATGCGCTTGGCTGGTGTCTAATGGCTCTCGAACTGCTGGTCAACGCTCAGGACATTCTTGACGCGGTAGCCGTCAACAGCATCAACATCAAGAACACGGCCTATTCGCAGACGGGCGTCATGTCGTTCGCTCTCACTGGCACACCCTATGTGCCCGGTGCAGGCGCTTACGACTTCGACGTTCAGCCTGAGTACAGCGTCATCTTGCAGGACGGTGCCACCAAGTATTACAGGGGCATCGTCCGCAACATCCGTCGCCAGAACATCGTTCCGGGCACAACGCTGTACTCGATTGACTGCCAAGATGTTTCGACGCTTCCCAACGATGATGTCTGCGACGTAGACGCCATTCGTGACTTCGTGTTCGAGACTGACGCTGACCGCATCTCTTGGCTGTTCACGACATTCGGTACCAAGGGCGTCATCATCGACACGGAGGTTCAGACACTCCGCAGCACCATGCCATTCATGGACTTCACCGGCAAGACGCTGGCAGAAGCCCTCGACATGATTTGCGACCTGACTGGTGGCTCGTGGTTTGTTGATTACGACCTTCACCTGCACTACTTCACTGCTGAGTCGGAAGTCGCCTCGTACGCCTTCTCTGACGACCCTGACGGCATCACGACTGTTGGCTACAAGAACCTCGAAGTTCCTGACGAGTCCACGGAACTCAAGAACGCTGTCTTCGTCATCGGCAACGGCATCAGCGATTGGTACGAGGACGCCACGTCCATTGCGACGTACGGAAGGCGTGAGGCCAGCATCCGTGACGACCGCGTAACGGAGCAGGACACGCTCGACTCCATGGGAGCCGCATTCCTCGCTGCCAACGCCTACCCAAAGCGCGCAGCATCGCTCACAACATTCACTGACGGCTTCCGTGCAGGTCAGACGACCTTTGTGACCAACGCCGACTACGGAATGAGTGCAGAGGAATACCGCATCACGGCGGTCACCACGACATTCCCCAACAACAGTCCTGAATATCAGGTCGCGTTCGGTGACCCCTTGCAGACACTTGGTCACTTCATCAAGGGCACGTCCAGTCAGGTTGCGGCTGCTGCTGTGGCTGTCACGCCCGACACGGTTGCTCCTGCCATGCCGCAGAACGTTGTGGCGGTCGGTGGCTTCCGTGGTGCTGCCATCACGTGGAACCCGGTCGGTGGCGAAGACCTCATGTTCTACCAAGTCCGCTGGGGCACTGACGGTGCTGACTTCTCTGTCGGTCGCATGAACGTCAAGGCGTCCACCGTTTGGGTTCCTGACCTTGACCCGGATGTCACCTACTACTTCGAGGTCCGTTCCGTTGACCTGAGCGGAAACGTCGTCACGTCTGACGTTGACGACACTGCTGTCAACTACCTCACCGATGGCGAGGCTGGTTGGACGGCTGCTGTCACCGCTATTCCGACACAGGTCGGTTCGGCTGACATCGCTGCCAACACCATCACAAGCAGCATGATTTCGACCGCTGGCCTGATGGCTGATGTCATCAACGGCGGAACAATCACGCTCACGCCTTCTGGCTCTGACATCACTGGTGCGTACGCACTCGAAATCCGTGACTCGGACGGCAACTTGCAGGCCGTTTGGGACCCGACTGATGGCATCACCATCTACGGTTCTGACGCTGCTGACTATGCAACGTTCGATGACGGCTACCTTCGCTTCTACAAGGACGGCATCCTCACAGCCGAGATTGGACCTGAGGGCATCACAGCCGACAGCATCCGTCTCGGTGCGCTCTCCGGTGGAAACAACCTCGTCCTCAACTCGTCGTTCGAGATGAGTGCCTTCGGTGCTATCGAGACTGACGTGACGTTCACTGACGCCACGGCAACTCCCGGCTGGAAGGCAGCCAACCGCACGACTGCTCCTGACAATGTGACCGAGGGCACAACCCTCGCTGCAACGACTCTGGCGTATTGATGGCTACTAGAACATTCACTGCTAACAAGGACGCACGTATCGCTGATAACGGCGGAACATCTCTCGGCGCAGGTGCCTCGGACTTCCTTCCGGTTGGCCTCTACTCTGGCTTCCTGTACAGGTCGTTGATTGGCTTCTCGTACTCGTTTGCCGACATGGTGACGATTACGAGCGCCATCCTGCACATCAAGACCAGCAGCCAGTATTACGTGGCCTTCGGCTCCGACCCTGATGTTGAGGTCCGTCGCATCACGTCTTCGTGGTCCGAGGGTACGGCTGTCTCGCTGTCTGGCTCGAATGCTGTCGAGTGGTCCAACAAGCCTTCCGTCACGAGCACGCACATGGCCACGTTCGACGTTGCCACGACTGAGAACACTTGGGACACGGTTGACATCACCGACCTCATCAATGACGCCTTCGCTGCTGGCACCTTCCTCGGCATCGAGTTGCGTGCTGTTGATGAGGGTTCCGCATCTGACGTAACCGAGTTCTACGCTCGTGAGTACGGGTCCAATGACGCATACATCGTCGTCACGTACACCACGAACACGCTTCCTAGTGCTCCGTCCCTCACCAGCCCTTCTGACACTTCCAAGACCAGCCTGACGCCTTCGTTCGTATTCACGCACAATGACGCTCAGGGCGATGCCTGCGCCTCGTACGACTTGCAGGTCAGCACCGACTCGACCTTCGCCAGCGTCACCCACTGGGACGACACGAACGACACGACTGGCATCAGCGGAACGACCATTACTCGCTCGTACGCCGGTACTGGCTTGTCGTACGGAACGACGTACTACTGGCGTGCAAGGACGAATGACGGCACTGGCGACGGAACGTGGTCGGCTACTCGCTCGTTCACGACGTACTCCAAGCCGACTTCCTCGGTCACGACTCCGACCTCTGGACACACTGCCAAGACGTACTACACCGCTGGCTCTAACACCACGCCTCACCTTGAAGTCTCGTGGTCGTTCTCTGACGCTGATGGTCACGCTCAGGCCAGCGCATCTATCAAGATTTACGCTGACTCGTCTGGTTCCCCCGGCTCGCTGCTGCACACCCACTCGCACAGCGGCTCGGCAACGACTGCGCAGATTACTGGCTTCGCTCCGACCAACGGAACGAAGTACCACATTTCCGTAACGCCAACCTGCTCGGCTTCGATTGCCGGTGACGAGTCCTCCAAGAACATCACTCGTGTCCGCTGGGGCCGCGCCTCGTACTACTACGACTTCACGACGGCACCGGCCTCGCTCGGCTCTCCTGTCGTCAGTTCGACTGTCCCTGCGAACTCGTACCTGACCATCGAGTACGCGGCAACTGCATCTACCACTGAGCCCACGACGTGGTACAGCACATTGGCCGCTGCTGGCACAGCACGCTACTTGTGGCACCGCGTAACGATGTCTGCGTATGGCTCTGCAACGCCAACAGGACCAACGCTGAACAGCATCGTTCTGGTCACCTACAACTCGGCCAACATCCCCGACAACTGGACCCTCGATGAAAACAGCACCGTCGATACGTCCACGTTCGTGTACGGTAGCCAGTCGCTCAAGATTGCTGGTGACGGCACGTCGAACACGTCGTACCAGAACGTTGATGGCCTCACCGCTGGCCTTGCGTACATCTTCTCCGGACGCATCAAGAGCCTCGGCAACAGCGGTGCCAAGATTTCGGTCTACTCCGCTGACGGCACGACGCTCATTGCCGAGACTGACGCCATCACGGCTACGCAGGACTTCGGTGAGCAGGATGCTGACGGCAACGACATCAGCAAGGTCTACACCAGTCCGTTCATTGCTCCGTCCGAGAGTGTCCGTGTGGTTCTTACCGTAACGGGAGCAGCCAGCACCTACGCTTGGTTCGATGCCCTCAAGTTGGAGCAGTCCACCGTCGTCACCCCATGGACTCCGGGCTACCTCGGAGCAGCCGTTGTCGATGCTGGTGGCGTTCAGGTCGATGGTTCCAAGGGTGGCGTGTTCCGTCTGAGGCCGTCTGACCCTGCCACCTACGAGGACATCACTCTCGACGACTCGGGCTTCAAGTTCGATGAGGCGTACATCTACAAGGAGAAGGGTGGCGACCTCTGGATTGAGAACTATGAGGATGGTGGCAACATCGAACTCTACGCAGGTTCCGGTGGAGACATCAATCTCTACGGCGAAAACGTCACCATCTCGCCAAACGTTGATATGTACATCGCGGGCTTCCCAATCATGCTCGATGGCGATGTCACTCTGACCGGCGACATCACCGCCTCTGGAACAATCGACAAGATTTTCAACCCGCTCGGTGTTGGCGTCAGGATGCCTGCTGGTGGTCTTGCATGTGGAGACACGTATGGGACCTCCATTTCGCTCGCTGCGAACGGTGGCTCGTGCGTGACGTGGATGTACATTCCATTCCCCGTCAGATTGCAGTCGTGGCTCATCAGGAACGGCGACACGGCTTCTGCACGTAACTATGAAATCGCGCTGTTCAAGGACACCCACGACGGTGGCTCGAACACGCTGACGAAGGTCGCAGAGTCGTACGCATCGGAGTCCTTCACTCCTTCTGCTGCGTCCACTAGGACTCCTGCGGTGGCGACCCCGGACACGATTATTCAGCCGGGTGTCTACTGCGTGGTAATCCGTAACAAGCACGCGACAAACACGTTCAACTTGGTGGCGAAGGCTGCTGGAACAATTGTTTCCAACAACTCTCGTACTAAGACGCTGGCAACAGCATTGTCGTCCACAACGACACTCGACATCGCTACGTCTTGGTCGTCCTCCACAAGCACGCCTGCCATCGTTCTTGAGGGCCGTAACTTCGGTGCCTCGTGGGCTTGGTGACGTTATGGGTGACGAACTAAACGACGGAACAATCACGCCTGCTGGTCGTTTCCAGCGCATGGAAGACTCGCTCGGGCGTATCGAACAGCACTTGCAGAAGCAGGACAACCGCCTGCTGGCCATCGAGAACAGGCTGTCCAATCAGGACGCCAGAACTGATGAGCGATGGGCTTGGCTGAGCCGTGGCAGGACTGGCGTGCTTTTCACCCTGACAGTGGCAGCAGCGATGTCCAGCCTCATCGGATGGGCAGCAGCCCACCTGTAGGATGCCCGCTAAGGCACCTAGAATATTCGCTAAGGCCCGGAATGCCCCAACAAGGTATTCCGGGTCTTCTTTGGTTTCTGCGAATATTGTGGGCCGTTCTATGGGCTTACAACTAGACAGCAGCGTAGGCGCTATGGCATCCTTGTATGTCCTACCAGCAGGAGAGCCAGATGCCAGCCTACGGCTACCTTCGCAAGTCGTCCGTCCGTGACCTAGCAACCGAGACGGCCATCGAGACTCAGGAGCGAGAGGTCAAGGCCCTCGCAGCCCGGTTCGGTGACACGGACATCATCCTCCGCTCCGACTGGGACGTGAGCGGTGCCGGGAAGTACACGAAGAAGCGCACCGGCTACCTCGACCTCAAGGACGCCATCGCCACTGGACGCTGTACAGCCGTGTACTCGTACTCGCTGTCACGCCTTGGAAGGTCTGTCAGGGAACTCAGCGACCTATTCGACCTGTGCAATGAGCGGTCTGTCCCGCTGCGACTGGTGGTCGATGCTGTTGACACCAGCACGGCCAGCGGAAGGCTGCTAGCGAATGTTCTAGCGAGTGTGGCGCAGTTCGAGTCCGAGGTAGCCAGCGAAAGACAGAAGGCGAGGAACACGACCAAGCGTCTTGCCGGTGAGAGCCTTCGCACACGCGCACGCTATGGCGAACGGGAAGGTGACGACCCTGACTTGGTGCTCAAGGTGTTCAGGGAACAGGGTTCCTACACCAGAGCAGCCAAGGTGCTGAATGAGATGGGACTGCCAGCCAGAGACGGGAAGAAATGGTGGCAAGGCTCTGTACGGCTAGTGGTGAAGCGTCTTGACCCCAACATCAAATCCCCCGGTAGAGGACGTAAGGCCATCGGAAACTTTGAGTTGGCGAAACTGCTGATTTGTCCTTACTGCGGAAGATTTCTCACTGGTGGGAACACACCTACCAAACGCTATGCCTGCTCAGCCTCAACCTCTGGAATAACACCACACGGCAAGACGACCATTGCCTCATCCAAGGTTTTGCCATGGGTCAGGGAGCGCACTGAGGGCTACTTGCTAAGCACCAGTACAGCAACTAACGCTACTGAGCGCCAAGTTCTAGACGAGAAGAAGAACCGTATTCTCGACTTGTATGCTGACGGCCTTATCTCTAGGGAAGAAGTCACTGTGAGGACTCAACCATTACTAGAAAGACTACGTGAACTAGACCTTGCTGATATGGCCTCTGAGAGCATTGACTGGTCTTCTAGTGCTACTACTATCAACCGTCAGTTGAGGTCACTTCTAAGAGGGATTTCTCTCAATGAGGACTTCTCTCCTAAGGAACTGTTATTCCACTCTGGTATCACTACTGTGAGATGGACTGATGAGAGAGAGGTAGTGGTACCAGAGGGTAAGGTTCTCTATAGTAGTAACACTACTAGTAGTAATACTAAGTAACATCTCGCGTACGCGCGTATGCGCGCGAGGGACAGTCGATGCAGGAGTTGCAGGTCCAAGGAGAGGCAGTGGTAGAGTAGTTCGCAAGAGGCGTCTCCTTCCTCTTACTTGCCCCGGCTGGTGTTTCGCTTCCACTAGCCGGGGCCTTTTTGTGCTCGGATGTCACACCTTGTGGCTCAACTCGCCTTATAGAGTGAGGGGAGAGAAAGCGAATGCGACTCTGGACACCAGATGTCACACTTTGCGGCTCAACTCGCCTCTATAAGTAGAGGGGTCTTTCAAGTGCTGGTGTAGGAGAAAGCCCACCGGCCACCCCTCGGTACAGTCATTAGGAGAAGCGACCAATGACCGATTTCACACTCATCCACTCGACGGTTTCCCCGCTCCACAGCGCAGATGATGCGTTCCTCGCCTACATGAGGAAGAACATCAGCGTGGAGTACGCATCTGACGAGCCCGATGTAAACGGCCCTTGCTGGTTGTGGACCGGACCGAAGAACACGCAGGGCTACGGACTCATCGGCAGCCGCAGGTTCACTGGCGAGGCCCGCAACGGTGGTCTTGCACATCGTGCAGTGTTCACACAGTACAAGGGTGACATCCCCGCTGGTTACACCATCAACCACCGCTGCTACGTCAGGCGTTGCGTGAACCCTCGTCACACCGAAATCCTGTCCTACGGTGCGAACATTCAGGACGGCTTCAACCGCAAGGCACGCAATGCACTCGTTGCAGGCTTCACTCTTGGAGCCGTAGCGTGAGCAGGTTCATTGCTTGGTACCGGCTCATGCCGAGAAGGTACGCAGCACTGATTGCCGCTGAGGCCCTTGCCACAGGAGCAATCGTATGCGTTTCGTACCTCGTCCTTGCCTCGACTGCGGTTCACTGACAACCGCTGGTTCAAGGTGCGTCTACTGTGAGCAGAGAAGGGAGCAGCGTAGAAACTCCCTTCCTCACAGACAGGCGTATGTAGACCCCATCTACAAGAGCATGGTGCCTAGCGGCATGTGCTACTGGTGCGGAAAGCGCCCAGCAACAACAAGGGACCATCGCGTAAGGCTCATTGACGGTGGTTCCAATAGTCCAGACAACATCGTATTTGCATGTGAGCAGTGCAACTACGGCAGAGGAAACAGTCAGGAGCGCGAGTCATGACTACTACTTTCACTATCGACCTCAGTGCAGACACTAGTGTACTGACACTACAGCGTAAGCAGTTGATGTTGCAGTTGCGTGATGTGCAGAGTGAGAAGCGCGGTGTTGTAGAGGCGCAGCGCAACTACTTCGCACAGAACGGTAGGCTTGGTCGTAAGAGGACAGGCTTCATGGGTCTGTTCAACAACACGAAGCGTGCAGTGAACAACAACAGGGTTCAAGAACTCGATAAGAACCGTGATGTGTTGCAGAACGCAATCAATGCGATTGACCTCGAACTGCTTGCACGCAAGAGTGAGTAACTGAAAACTTCAAGAAGGTAGCGCCTAATAAC